TCGGCCATCTATTCTCCTTTCGAAATTAAAAACTTCCACACACATTTTGTGCCAACACCCGGCACCGATAAATCTTTAACTATTTTATATCTATATCCGTTTAACTCAATAAAATCATTCTCAGACGGTTGAACACCATCTAAAACGCCAACAATCACTTCTTTCTCAGCCGTTGCTATAAAACCGTCTTTATCATAACGGAAATCACCACCCTTAACCGTTCCGACCAAATTATAAACCGTTTCAATCGTTTGAGGCTCATCAGGTGTTGAATTGTCGGAAACCGATACATGAACTAATTTAATACCACCTTGATTAAACTCGTTCAAAATACCAGAAGCAACAACTTTTAAATCATCATAAATACTCATAACCTACTTACCCTTCCACTTAACGGGCTTAAGTTACCACCCTTTTGTTCGTCCAACAAATCGGACATTAAAGACTGAATAATTGGGAACTCTGTTTGAGCATCACTCCAACTCGTTACAGTATCGTTATAATCAACGGAAATTGCACCGGAAATGCTTACAGAACGATACTGCGACGGTTTGAAATCCGGTTGCAAAACGTTTTTATCCGTTAAATGCCTGTAAGCAGCTTCAAAGGTAGCTTCTATAACCTTTCTAGGTATTTCATCATTTTTATAAGTGTAATAAGGATATGTTTGAACAGACGCTTGTGATCTGGGCCAACTTCTAATTTGATTATAACCCTTTGTCTTATAACCTATCCAAATACCCTCATATTTGTTGTCTAACCATTCAGAAGCAACAAGCAGTGCCGCGTTAATAACGTTGTCAAGCCATTCTTTTTTACACTCCCTACCGCGAGAAGTGATATATTTTCTAAATTCCACAGCACTGCCGTAAATCATGGTTATTCTCCCATTAGTTTTTTTAATTCTTCATCCACTTCGGGTTGTTTATCACCTTCGGGTTGTTTATCACCCGTTGCTTTATTCTTTTTAGCACCGATTTTTTCGTGCAATTTTTCGTCAAAATCACATTCGTTAATAATCATTTCGATTTTATATTCTTTGTGTTTAACTTTAATCGTCGGTAAAGATCCAGTCTTCATATTATATTCCTTTCATTAAAAGAAAGGGTGGGCGGTAGCCCACCCAAACACCTTAACCAAGCAAGGCAGCCACATGCTCAGGCTTAATGGTTTTAACACCCCAAGCACAAGCAACTTCTACACGCATCTTACGATACCCTTTGTAAACACGGATTTCGAAAGACAAGCCAGAACGCGGGTCCGTCAACATCATAGAGTCAACAGCAGCGTCATCGCCACCCGGTAAAGCAGGAGCGCGAGTTGCCAAAACAATAGCGTTTTGAGAGAACGCAATGTTGCGAGCAGAATCACCAACAACCGTTACAGCAGAACCATCGGCAGCGTCCATTAACAATCCCGGAGCCGCGATTTTAATTTTTCCGCCGGCACTGAGAGTAGCATCTTCAGCAATTAAGTATTTGTTCGAATCACCAGCAATAGTGATGTAGTCGCCAGCTTTCAAAGAACCACTTGTTGCGGCTTTCAGTGTTAATTCTTTAGCGCCTTTTGTGGAAGCGGCCAATGTAACACCAGAAGCAGAACCAGCGTCAACCGTTGAAATAGCGGCCGATTCTTTTACGGACAAACCAAACAACGGCAACAGTTCGCCTTGACGAAGTGTCATTGTCGTGCCAGCATCACCAACGTTTGTCAGTTGAGTTAATTTACGCAGGTTAACACCGGCTGTCGTGTCGATAATCAAAGAACGACCAGAAGCAGGAGCGCCGTTGTCGTCTAAGATTTTACGCATTTGAGCAGCATCGCTCAAGTCAGAAGCAAACGGAGCTGTTCCAGCAGTACCGAAAGCGCGAGAAGCACCTTTGGCCGCTTCAGCACCGATAGCGGCTTCAATTTTATTGCACAAGACACGAATGGCTTGTTCAATGTTTCCTTGTAAAACCGTGTTAACGCCAACACCGTTGTCCAAACCACGATATTCTTCACCTGTTAAACCAAAGCTGACAGATTCAGAGTTCGTGATTTTAACAGCAACTGTGTCTGTTTCAAAATCATCCGGTTCAGGAACCGTCATTCCCGGAACAACATTTTGAGCTGTACCAGCAACAGAAACCGGAACCAAAACTTCTTGACCCAAAGCAGCACGTTCTACTTTGGAGTTACGCTGAACGGAAGGAATAAAACCTACCAATTCACGAGATACAACATCCAAACCTTCATAGAGGTTGGGAATTAAGTTAGTTAAAATATTTGCCATTTTAAGCACCTTTCTTTAAAATTTTATGTTATTGGTGCGTAAAAAAGAAGCGCACCGACCGATAATAGGCTATCCAGCCAATACGCCTCTCTTATCCTAGATGAAGCAATTATAGTGTAGCGAAGATTTTTTAATCTGTCAAGCGTAATTCGCCACTTTTTAATTTTTTTAACACTTCAACCTGTTTCAACGGGTCAAGTTGTTCAAAATCCGAACGACGTAAAACACGTCCACCGCCGTTTCCACCACCGCCGTTTCCACTTCCTGTGCCTGTTCCCGGTGTTGCACGCAAAATCGAATCGTGGTTAGGATGTGCCATTGCTAAAATACGCAAACCTTCTTCCGGTGTTGCATATTCACCATCATGTTCTTTACTCCAAAGACGATCGCCCTTGTTGTCATAAACAACCGCTTCACCGTTTTCAACTTTAATGTTGTTGCGATACAACGCTTTGAACATATCCCTCGGAACAGCAACTTCATTTCGCACAAAATCACTGTTGGCAAAAACACTATCAATAACCATGTTGTCATATTGTTGACGCAAATCAGCCAATGTTTTATCTTTTTCGTTTAGTTTTTCTTGGAAAGATTTAGTAATTTCAGCTTTCAACTCGTCAACTTTACCGACCGCAATAAGTTCTTTAGCATCAAGTTTTTCAACCGTTTCAAGAGCTGAACGCGCTTTATCCGCGTCAATCCCTTCATACTGTTTTAACTTTTCCAATGCTTCTTCCTTTGCAATCCGGTGTTGTTTTGCTTCGTTATTTAATTTGGTAATAGTGTCAGTACTTACTGTTTTTTCCTGACCGATACTATCAACATAAACGGGATTACCGTCTTTCGTGATAATATTTCCACTTTCGTCTAATTTCCAACTCATGTAATATTCCTTTCTTGGTTAGTTGTTTTATTTGCTTCATTAGGAAAATCGTCTGTCATATCGGGTCCCTCTACTGGAACGTCCTCTAACAATCTCTTTCTTTCTCGTTCAGCGTTGAACTCTGGCGATAACACTTTACGCCGTTTTAATTCTTCCCAATAGGTCTCACGAGAAATATCATTTCTTTGTCTTGCACTACCTAATTCTTGTAAATCAGATCCGTCATCAAGAACATTGTCAAACCCAGTATAAACATTTACTTCAGGTTCGTAATTTAATTTCTGCCACTTGCACGTCAGTTTTAAAGCGTTCTCAAGAGCGTCTTTTAAAGCATACGCCCAAGCCGTTACTGCCGATTTAGCCTTGCCCGCTGCAATAGACGTTGTAACCGTTGTTAACTGCGAAGACATTGCCGTTAAAGGTTGACGGCCTAACTCTCTCAAGTCCGTTTTCGTTTTGTCAATGTCTTTTTTCAAAAACTCCAAACTGTTCGCGTTCGGTTCAACATATTTCCAACTCCCACCGACACCGTTGCTCATCGGAATACCATATAAAACCCTTCCCGGCCCTACACCGATTTTTTCCGGCTTACCGTTAGCAGATTTAGTGGCTTTAACACCTTCCGTTGCCAACATCGGATAACATGCAAGGATTTTAATATATTCCAAAGCCGATTCGTTTTGATAAAGTGTAATCTGTAGGTCGGCGGTATCTTGCATTGGGGGATAAAATTTAAAAGAACCGCCGTCCCTACGACCCGTTATAAAAGGAACCATAGGTATAACGTCTATAGACAACTCACCTTCTTTTATAACGATATAATCCGGATCACCCGACGCGTCTTTAATAACTTTTTCATACAATTTCCATTTAACAGACCCATCCACAAGCTCAAATTCCCGAACGTGTAAAGGTTCATCACCGAAAGCGGGTTCAATATATCGGAAATATGTAATAATTTCTTCAGCACCGCGCATTGCAGTTCTCACTTCACATACGTTTTTACCCAAAACATGTCGCCAATACGGGCGGAGGTTTAATTTCTTAGCCTCGGCTATGGTCAAAATTTCAGGGTTATCAACAGATGGGTAATCTACAAAAATCCAATCAATAGCATAGTTAATACCGTTGAAAAACGTTAACGCCGCAAACGCCGTTAAATTGTTCCCAAACCCGTCAACGTTCTCAATAAAGTCTTTAGCAAACTGAGGTATCTCTTTACCACTATCCCCTTGGACAAGTGCAACTTCATCTTGGAACGGTTTAGAGGCCAACCCTTCTACAACATCCCGATAGACGTTTGTGAACTTACCAACTTTCAGTCGGAATTTATAATCATTCTCGTCTTCGTCTGGGAACTTAGGAAGATACTCTGTTCCAGCCTGTTGGACGGCTTCCTTACCGTTTAAAATAGCTGTAACCTCGTTCCAATACGGAACCATTGTTGCAATGTCGGGTGTTCGTTTTTCTTTGTTTTTAGCCATTTAATGCTCCTTTGTTATACACCATATTGTCCTATTATAAGCGAAGTTTCTAAAGATGTCAAAGGAAAAAATGCTTGAACGCCACTATCTGCCAAGTTCGGCGATTTCATACCGTTTGGTTTTTTCTCAATGAGCAATTTAAGTCTTGAACTGTGTCCGGTCGTTGGCTGTGCCAACTCTTTTTTAAGCTGTTCCAACAACGGCATAGTGCTATCAAGGGATATGAGTTCATCAACCGGATAGACCGTTCCTTCCGTTCTCGCTTTGAAAGTTTTATAAAACCTTGTCCGTAAGGACCACCACGCCTGTGCTTTAAGGTTGTCAAAAAAGTCTTTATTTTGCAAACTCTCCGTATCATCGGGTATTATGCGTTCATAGGGTTGCACCACGCTTGCCCCTGCGTTCCAAGGCACGAACGGAATGTCAAACGCCGATACAATGTGTTCGTCTTCTGTCAGGCGGTTATACTCTGTTTTGACACCGGAGCCTACACCAATGCAGTCATATTGGCATTGAATATGTTTAGCATGTGGTCGGCATGCAAGGATAGCCTTACGGGCTGTCAGTCCGGGATCTCGTTCACCCCATTCTTGCACGTCGCGCCATATTACCCACTGCCGAAGTGTTAAAGCGTTCCGGTCTCCCCCTTCGTCTGCAACGTCAAGCCCTGCCATCCAATCATCAAGCACCTCGGGGTTAAGGGTTATATGTTCAGCAAAATACGGGACGTGAATATGAGCGTCCACCGCTGCTGTAATCCATTCATAGGGTATAACGACGTTGCTCACCGCAGCCGCATAGTTTCTGTCAACTTCTTGCGCAAAAATATGGGCCATACCTTCCCGTTCATATCTCGCTTTCCGTTTATCATACCAATCTTGCGTTTTCAATGGGTGGTCGCGCCAATCGGCTATGAACACTCTGACAAATCCCTTTGGGAGACGACAATCAGGTGTCCACACCATACCGTTCTCTCTACGACGGTGAAAGACGTTCCCCACGCCGTTGACTGAAGATATATCAATCCGCACGTTTGTATTATCCCCTAACGCCGCTTCAATTTTCTCAGGGTGTTCAAGGTGTGCGGCTTCGTCCAACATATAGATTGAGCGTCGTCCACCACGACCGATGTTGTCGCCCGACTCGCCTGAAATAATAGCTCCGTTCTCCGGATTTATAAGTTTCATATATGTGGAATGTCGGCTCCATTTAAAGTCTGGAGGCATCCACACCGTTGGAAGCCGTTTAATGAGCAACCTTAATTTCTCAAAGATACTGTCTGGGTCGCCGGGTTTATCTACAAGTGTCTCTTTACGGGACCCCCACCCTATTGCGTCGTCTTTAATGAAAAGCCACCGCCACACAGAATACGCACAAGCAAGCCATGTCAACCCAAAGTCGCGACATTTTTCCACCAGTCCGCTCTCTTGGTCTCTTGAACAGCTTTCAAAAAACCCTATCACATCCATTTGCCGTTTAAAAAATATGAACGGCATCCATTTCTCACCTCTTTGTGTCGGATCAGCATTATTAGGCGATTTACGAGGGTCATAGGTGTCCATCCAGTCCATAATGAACTCACCGGGCCTTTTGCTATAATACGCCTTTGCACTGGCTAACATACCTTCGTCCGTTGAAAGCTGTTTAAGGGTTTGCACACGCCAACCATACACTGCCTTGTAGTCTGGTGGCCATTCTGCCGTTCCAAGCGGTTGCGGTCTCCAAACCGTTTTCTTAACCGTTGGCTTAGCACTCCACGCACTCATAGGCATCATTTCTATCATGCCGACTCCAATAATTTAGCATACGCTATCTCTGGCGTATCCTCATTCTCAGCTTTAAGCTTTTCCCGACCGCCGACATAATCCGACAACACCGGCGGCTTGTCAGGTGGTGTCAATCCCATCATATCCGACAACGCCCGAAGTGCCGGCAACTTGTCATGTAATGTCAACTTGCTTGAAATCCCAAACGCCGTTGCCTTCGTTTCAACGCTTTTAATTGCTTTACGCTTAACAGGGTCAATGGTGTTCAAGTTTTTAACAAGAACATTCCCAAAACTGTCCATTTCAATGAACTCACCAATATCGGACGTTCCTATGTTAATATACTCCTTGACAACCTTGTCAGGGGACATGTCTTCCACTTCGGACGCTAATTTTATTCTTTCCGCAACCGCAGCCCTTACGACCGGTTTGTTTAACAGTCCATGTGTTTTTAACAAATATTCGTGCGGTATGGGTTTATACATCGCACCAGATATTGCTTCCCTTTTCTCACGCTGGGTCGTTATCGCATAATTAACATATTCATCTACAACTTGCTTCTCTCTGCTTTCAAGCAAATCATACGCACTTGTAGGATAAACTTCACTCATGTCGTTTTACTCCTTTCTTTATACTATAAATCCTCAAAGGTGGGTTTGTCAAGCGGTTTTTTATGTTTCGGGTGTTTCGGGTGTTTCGGGTGTTTCGGGTGTTTCGGGTGTTTCGGGTGTTTCGGGTGTTTCGGGTGTTTACAACCGTTCCAAAAGTTTTGAGCCGTTTTGAAAAAGTGTCAGATCAAGTGTCTCGGGTTTTTTAGGTGGGGGAGGGGCCCCCCTCGAACGGCCTCGAACGCCTGGAACGGTTGCCGGGGTATGGAAGGCCCGAACACCCCGAACACCCCGAACACCCCGAACA